TTACCCGCATCATAACCAAGCTGTGATAATCTAGCACAACAATCATCTATAATACTCCAAACTTCTTCATCATTATTAACAATAGATATTGCGTCTTCATCATTTTTTGCTTTCACATCAATAAACATATCTAGTGTTGGAAAAACTCTATGACTTTTCATTTCATTCATAAATATCCTTTCTTTTCATTAATTCTTTTAACTTATCTTCCCACATAGTCTTATAAACTATGTTATTCTTAATTGCATTAATAATATTATATAGATTTTTAGCTCGGCGCCAAAATAATTCTTCGGTCATAATTCCTCCAATACACTTTCAATACTAAAATAAAGGTCTTTACCTTTCCTTGTATTCCTAGTTCCATTTTCAACATCTGGATCATTTTCAACAAATGTATCAGCTACTTCTTCCTCTAAACTTTCTATAAATAACCAATATAATTTATTCGCTGTTTCATATACTTCTTCACGCTCTAGTTTTATTTTTCTAATCATACTAATTCTCCCCTATTATTATTTGGTCAACACCACAAATTCCTTCTAATATTTTATTAGCCAACCATATTCTTTGTTGATCGCTATTCATATCATTGACTTTTTTATATTCTTCTTCGTCAATAGAAAAACTTTCAACATCAACTAAAAAACTAATCTTACTCATAAATATCCTTTCTATTTAGTGAGGCAAGAGCCGAATAACTCCGTTTATCTTGCCTCTTGTTGCTGAAAGATATATCAAGACTAAAAAGTGCGACCCAGATATATCATAGTCGCCAATGTTTTGACAACAACAATCATTAATAGCACTTGGTAAGCCTTCCTTTTTTAGAGTCTTGATTTCAACAATGACCAGTTACCAAAAAACCTGTTTATATATTTATGCCTACTATTAATAATATCTCATATATTCCCATATAAAGTAAAAGTCAAGAATAAAATAAATCTTTTTTTACTTGACATTTAATTACTCCCATGTTAATAGGATATATAACAGAAAGGATTAAAAAATGAAATCATATAAAACGACTATATATAATGATGACGGCGTGACGAAATTAATACATCATTCAACGGCGATTATAAAACATAATCATATTAATAAAACTATAACTTTAAACAACGGCGGTTGGACTTCTAAAACCACGAAAGAAAGAATGAACACTTATTTTAATGAAAACGGTTTAGATCAATACGGCGTATTTCAAAAGAATTTTGATTGGTTTGTATTAACTCCAAATAACAATCATCAAAACCCAATTAAATATGAAAATGATATGGTTATTAATTATGCTTGACATCTTGTCACTCCCATGTTATTAGGATATAAATAATTTAAGAAAGGATTAAAAAATGTATTTTGTATTAAAAGAAACTAAATATGAAACTTTACCAAGTAACTTTTCTATTGTTGATTTAGAAGGTTACGATATTAAAGATATGGCGCTGACAGTAGCAAGAGCAATGACACAAATCGCAAAAGCTAAAAATAAAACGGGCATTGTTTATACGGTGCTTTCTGAAACTAAATGACAGTAAAACCAGAGTCAAACTTTGGGCGTTTGTTAATGAAAAACATAGACGCCCAATGGACTAGAATAGAAAATCGTCATGGTGGAGGAATACCAGACCTATACGGAATTCGTCACGGTGTGGTTATTTGGGCTGAATTAAAATGTATTAAGCAAAATTCAATTAATCTATCACCACTACAAATCTCATGGAATTACAACAATTTCCGCAATGGTGGAAAAAACTATTATATTGTCCAAGATGCAAGATCAAAGGTCATCAAACTATACGACGGTGACAAAGGTCGAGAGTTAAAGGAAAAGGGCTTTTTATACGACGGCGGTCAAAGTTTCATTGTCCCAGATGATTGGCAAAAGTTAGGCGATCAATTGTTTTCTTG